GCGGGCTCGTGGCAAGCGGCAATGGCAACGCGATTGCCGATGGGCGTGTGCTGCCTTTCGCAAAAGGCGGCGTCGTGTCGAGCCCGATGCTCTTTCCGCTGCGCGGCGGCACGGGACTCGCAGGCGAGGCAGGCGCGGAGGCGATATTGCCGCTGAGGCGCGGCGCGGATGGACGGCTCGGCGTGACAACGCAAGGCGGCGCGGGGGCCACGAACATCACTTTCAATGTGACGGCGGCGGATGCGGCGAGTTTCCGCCGCTCGGAATCGCAGATCGCGGCGATGCTCGCGCGTGTTGGCGCGCGCGGTCAGAGAAATATGTGAGGCAGGGCCGATGGCATTTCATGAGGTGAGGTTTCCGCTTTCGATTGCGCTGGGCGCGAGCGGCGGACCGGAACGGCGGACCGAGATCGTGACGCTCGGTTCGGGCCGCGAGGAGAGAAACAGCCCCTGGGCGATGTCGCGCCGGCGCTACAATGCAGGGCTCGGACTGAGGAAGCTCGACGACATTCACGAGGTGATCTCCTTCTTCGAGGTGCGGCACGGAAGGCTGCATGGCTTTCGCTGGCATGACCGTGGCGACTGGAAGAGCGGCGCGCCCGGAGTGGATGTGACGCCGCTCGACCAGACGGTCGGGACCGGCGACGGCGAACGCACCGCGTTCCAGCTCGTGAAGAGCTATGTGTCGGGCGGGGCGAGCTATATGCGCGAAATCGCAAAACCGGTGGCGGGAAGCGTGCGCATTGCCACGGGTGGTGCGGCGATGGAAGAGGGCGAAGACTTTGCGGTGGACCACGCGGCGGGCATGGTGACGTTTGCCGTGGCACCGGGCGAGGGTGTTGCCGTGACGGCGGGCTTCGAGTTCGACGTGCCGGTGCGCTTCGACACGGATTTCCTCGATATCGGCCTTGGCGCATTCGAGGCAGGCAGCGTGCCGGATATTCCGGTTATCGAGATCAGGATCTGATCCATGAAAAATCTTTCTGCCGGATTCGCCGCGCATGTCGCGAGCGGAACGACGACGCTTGCCTGGTGCTGGAAGCTCACGCGCCGCGACGGCATAACGCTCGGCTTCACGGAGCATGACCGCGATTTGAGTTTCGGCGGCACGACCTATGAGGCGGCGGGCGGTTTCACCGCTTCGGCGCTGGAAAGCACGAGCGGGCTGAATATCGACAATCTCGATGTGACGGGTGCGCTTTCATCCGCGCGGCTGGACAAAGGCGACCTCGCGGCGGGAATTTACGACGATGCGGAAATCGAGATCTGGCGTGTGAACTGGGAGGATGTGGACCAGCGCGTGCTGATGCGCAAAGGAAATCTCGGCGAGGTCTCGCGGAGCGGCGTGAGTTTCACGGCGGAGCTGCGTGGACTGGCGCATCGCCTCAACCAGCCGACGGGCAGGCTCTATCAATATGGCTGCGACGCCGATTTCTGCGATGCGCGCTGCGGGCTCGATGGCGGGGACTGGACGGCCGCGGGCACGGTCGAAAGCACCAGCGGCAATCGCGAAATCACGAGCACGGGTCTTGGCGCCCATGCAGCGGCATATTTCACGCGCGGAAAACTCACCTTCACGAGCGGCGCGAACGCGGGCGAGGTGATGGAGGTGAAGGATCACAAGGCGGGCGGCGGTTTGGAGCTCTGGCGGGCCGTGGCGCGCGATATCGCACCGGGCGACACGTTCACGGTGATGGCGGGATGCGACAAGCAGTATGCGACCTGCGCGCAGAAATTCGGCAATGGCGAAAATTTCCGTGGCTTCCCGCATATGCCGGGCAGCGATTTCGTGATCGCGAGTGCGGAATGACAAGGCGCGAGGAAATCGTTGCCGCGGCGCGCTCATGGATCGGCACGCCCTATCGCCATCAGGCGAGCATGAAGGGCGCGGGCACCGATTGCCTTGGCCTTGTGCGCGGCGTCTGGCGCGAGGTGGTGGGCCCGGAGCCGGAAACGCCGCCCGCCTATACGGCCACATGGGCGGAAGTGCCGGGCGGCCATGCGGAAGAGACGATGGCGCAGGCGGCGCGGCGCCACATGGAAGAGATCGGCTGCGGTGCGGCGCGCGCGGGCGACATCATGCTTTTTCGGATGCGCGCGAACGGTCCGGCGAAACATGCCGCGATCCTTTCCGCCGACAACTGCATGATCCATGCATGGTCGGGGCGCGCCGTGGTGGAGACGGTAATGGGGCGCTGGTGGCGCGCGCGGGCGGCTCACGCATTCCGCTTTCCGGGCCTGGAGGACTGACATGGCAACGCTGGCACTTTCGAGCGTGGGGTCTGCGCTTGGCAGCACACTCATGCCCACAGGCCTGAGCTTTCTGGGTACGACGATTTCCGGCGCGGCAATCGGCAGCGCTATCGGCACGATTGCCGGCTCCTATATCGACGCGCAGCTTTTCGGATCTTCCATGAGTGCGGAAGGACCACGCCTCGGCGACCTGCATGTGATGGCCTCCAGCGAAGGCGCGCCGATCCCCCGTGTCTATGGACGCGCCCGCCTCGGCGGGCAGGTGATCTGGGCAAGCGACTATGTGGAGCACCGGCGCACGCGCTCGGCGGGCGGCGGCAAGGGCGGCAGCTCGTCGGCGAGCGTGACGGAATACAGCTACACGGTGTCCTTTGCCGTTGCGCTCTGTGAAGGCGTGGTGACGCGGATCGGCCGCGTCTGGGCGGACGGCAAGCCGCTTTCGCTCGGCAATGTGATGTGGCGGCTGCATGGCGGCGGGGAAACGCAAGCGCCGGACCCGCTGATCGAGGCGGCGGAAGGCGCGGCGCCCGCCTATCGCGGTACGGCCTATGTGGTCTTCGAGGATCTCGATGTGTCGCCTTTCGGCAATCGCATTCCGCAGTTGAGTTTCGAGGTTTTCCGCGCACTGGATGACGTGGAAGAGCTGGTGCGCGGGGTGGCGGTGATCCCGGGCGCGGGCGAGTTCGTCTACGAGACAGAAGCAAAGCGCGAAATCGTCAGCGAGACATCGAGCCGCGCGATCAACACGCATAGCACGGACGGGCGAGCGGATTTCATCGTGTCGATGGACGAGCTGGAAGCGGCGCTGCCCAATGCGCGCGCGGTCTCGCTCGTCGTTTCGTGGTTTGGCGACGACCTGCGCTGTGGCGAATGCACAGTGCGGCCGAAGGTGGAGATGGCGGAGAAGATCGTTTCGCCGGGCGCGTGGAGTGTTGCCGGGCTGACACGCGCGACCGCATTGACGGTGAGCACGGTGGAAGAGAAACCCGCCTATGGCGGCACGCCGTCCGATGCGAGCGTCATCAACGCGATCCGCGACCTGAAGGCGCGCGGGCTTGCCGTGACTTTCTATCCTTTCGTGATGATGGACGTGCCGGCGGGGAACGGCCTGCCGGACCCTTATGGCGCCAGCGAGCAGGCGGCCTATCCCTGGCGCGGGCGCATCGTGCCGGTGAGCGATGCGTCTGCGGAAGTGGCAAGCTTCTTCGGCAGCGAGACGCCCGGCGCGGGCGAATGGTCCTACCGGCGCATGGTGCTGCACTATGCAGGTCTTTGCGCGGCGGCGGGCGGGGTCGATGCCTTCCTGATCGGGTCGGAATTGCGCGGGCTGACGCAGGCACGAGATGGCGCGGCCTATCCCGCCGTCACCGCCTTGCGCGACCTTGCCGCCGATATACGCGGCATATTGGGAGAGACGGTGAAAATCTCCTACGCCGCCGACTGGTCGGAATATCGCGGTCATGATCTCGGCGGCGGGGCCTTCGCCTTCCATCTCGATCCGTTCTGGGCGGATGCGAATATCGACTTCATCGGTATCGACATGTATGCGCCGCTGACGGACTGGCGCGACGGAGACACCCATCTCGATGCACAGGACTGGGGCTCGATCTACGATCTCGGCTATCTGCGCAGCCGGATCGCGGGTGGCGAAGGGTATGACTGGTACTACGCGAGCGAGGAAGATCGCGCCGCGCAGAACCGCACGGCGATTTCGGATGGTGCCTACGGCAAGCCCTGGATATGGCGCGCGAAAGACCTGAAACGCTGGTGGTCGAACGCGCATTACGACCGGCCGGGCGGTGTCGAGGCGGCAGCACCGACATCATGGGTACCCAAGTCAAAGCCTATCTGGTTCACCGAACTCGGCTGCCCTGCCATCGACAAGGGAACGAACGAGCCGAATGTTTTTGTCGATCCGAAATCGTCGGAAAGCGCGGTGCCGAAATTCTCGCGGGGGACGCGCGACGATTTCATCCAGCGCCGCTTCATCGAGGCGGAAATGTCGTTCTGGGATGCGGACCATCCAGACCATGGGGAGGGCGCGAACCCGGTCTCGCCTGTCTATGGCGGACGGATGGTCGATGCATCGAGAATCTTCTTCTGGACCTGGGACGCGCGGCCCTTTCCCGCCTTCCCGGAGCGGCGCGACATCTGGTCGGACGGAGCGAACTGGCGGCTAGGTCACTGGTTGAACGGACGCATGGGGGCGGCCCCGCTTCCGGCGCTGCTGCGCGCGATCCTGCACGATGCGGGCTTCATGGATTTCGATGCCGAAACACTGACCCGCGTGGTGGAAGGTTTCGTCATCGACCGCATCATGAGTCCGCGCGCGGCCATCGAGCCGCTGATGCTGGCCTGCTTCTTCGACGCGACGGAGACGGAAGGCACGATCCGCTTCCAGCACCTGACGGGCGATAGCTGCGCGGTGCTTGCCGGCGGTGATCTTGCGGTGGCGGAAGAAGCTGCATCGCCGGGCTGGCGGCTGACTCGCGGGCAGGAGACGGAACTGCCGGTTTCCGCCAAGCTCACCTATATCGATGGCGGCACCGACTACCGCCAGGCGGCGGTGGAGGCCCGGCGGCTTGCGGGCGGAAGCGAGCGCGTGGCATCGACCGCGTTGCCCCTGGTGCTGACGCAGGCCGAAGCGCAGATCGTCGCGGATC